GACCGCCAAGGGCTCCGGCAAGAGCCCGCTCGCAGCCGGCGTCGGCATGAAAGGCCTGGTGGCAGACGGCGAGGCCCGCGCGGAGGTCTACGCCGCAGCGACAAAGAAAGACCAGGCCATGGTTCTCTTTCGCGACGCCGTCGCGATGCGCGATCAGTCGCCCGAGCTGGCCACGCGCATCTCCACCAGCGGCGTCGGCGAGCGCACCTGGAACCTCGCCTATCCCGCCACCGCCAGCTTCTTCCGCCCCATCGCGGCGGAAGACGGCAACAGCGGCCCGCGCCCGCATGTCGGCCTGGTTGACGAGTACCACGAGCACAAGAGCAACATCGTGCTCGGCATGCTGCAAGCCGGCTGGAAGAGCCGCCGCCAGCCCTTCACCTTCGTCATCACCAACAGCGGCTCCGGCATGCTCACCCCCTGCGGCATCGAGCACCAGAATGCGTGCGACATCGCCGCCGGCCGCAAGGTCAACGACGCCTACTTCGCCTTCGTCTGCAGCCTCGACGAAGGCGATGACCCGCTGGTCGACGAAGCCTGCTGGCCCAAAGCCAACCCCAGCCTGCAGTTCAAAGACCTGCCAGGCTGGAACTACATCCGCAAGCTCGTCGTCGACGCGCGCGGCATCCCCAGCAAAGAGGCGCTCGTTCGACGCCTCAACTTCTGCCAGTGGACCGCCGCCATCAACCCATGGCTCACCGCCGCCGTGTGGGACCCGTGCTACCTCGACTACACCGCCGCCGACCTGCGCGGCCGTCGCGCCTTTGGCGGTCTGGACCTCTCCAGCACCACTGACCTCTGCGCGTTCACGCTCCTCATCGAGCCCAAAGAGCCGCAAGTCACCCAGCGCTGGAGCGAGTGGGCCGTTGAAAAGGCGCTGTTCGATGCGCAGCCCCTCGGCCTGGCCGACCCTGGCGCGGAGCCGCCGCGCGGCGAGCCCTACAAGCTCCTCGTCTGGTGCTGGCTGCCAGAGGGCGGTGCTGACAACCCGCTGCACAAGCGCGCCGAGAAGGACCGCGTCGACTACCTCGCTTGGCGCACGCAGGGCTTCCTGGAAGTCACGCCCGGCGCTGCGATCTCCAAGAGCTTCGTCCTGCAGCGCGTCGCCAAGATCTGCGCCGGCTTCGACGTGCCGCACATCGCCGCTGACCGCTGGCGCCTGGCCGACTTCAAGCAGCAGGCCGACGACGAAGGCATCACGCTCCCCGAGCTGCTGCCATTTGGCCAGGGTTACCAGTCCATGGCGCCGGCCATCGACGCTTTTGAGACTGCAGTGCTTAACCAGACGGTGGCCCACAACGGCCACCCCATCCTGACCTGGAACGCCGCCAACGCAGTCACCACCAGCGACCCGGCCGGCAACCGCAAGCTGGACAAAGAGAAAGCCACGGGGCGCATCGACCTGATGGTGTCCTCTGTCATGGCCTTCGGCAGCAAGGTCAAGCCTGACGGCCGGCACGACCTTGACGCCTTCCTCGGCTCCCCCATCGTCGGCTGACCCAACACCATGAAATTCACCACCGTCCCCGAGCGCTGGGACATGCTCCCCGCTGGCTGGATCAGCATGGGCAGCGGCGCCCTCGCGGAGCGGCCAGGCCGGCAGCAGACCCAGCCCACCGCGTCACTCGTCGCCGACCTTCCGCAGATCAGTCCTGAAAACGCACTGCAGATCAGCACCGTCTACCGCTGCATCTGGCTCATCTCCAGCCTCATCGCCAGCCTGCCGTTCTTCGTCTATGACGAGCAGGGCAACGGCAAGCGCACGCTCGCTCGCACCTCGCGCCTGTATCAGCTCCTGAAGGACAGCCCCAACGCGCGCATGACGCCGATGGAGTTTTGGATGGCGATGCTGCTCAACCTGCTGCTGCGCAACCGCTGCTATGCGCGCCTGCAGCGCGACGAGACGACTGGAGAAGTTATCTCCATGTGGCCCATGGCCGCCGACCAGGTCGAGAGCTTCGTGCTCGACGACGGCACCATGGCTTACGCCTACCGCGTGGGCAACGACCTTGCCATCTTGGCCGAAGAGAGCGTGCTGCACATCAAGGATCTTGGCAACGGCACCGAAGGCCTGTCCAAGCTCGACCTCATGCGCGCCACCACGGCCGAGGCCGCCGCCGCCCAGTCCGCCGCTAACCGCTTGTTCTCCAACGGCGGCAAGCCCACTGGCGTGCTGATGGTCGACCAAGTGCTCAAGCCCGAGCAACGCGCCGCCATCCGCGAGCGCTTCGCCGAGATGCAGTCCGGCGGCTTCGCGCGGCTCTTCGTGCTTGAGGCCAACATGACCTATCAGCAGCTCAGCCTCACACCCGAGCAGCAGCAGCTGCTGGAGACCCGCAAGTGGAGCGTCGAAGAGCTGTGCCGCTGGTTTGGCGTGCCGCCCGTCCTGGCCTTTCACTCCAACGTCACGACGTGGGGCAGCGGTGTCACTGAGATCGTCGACGGCTTCCACAAGCTCACCATCCGCCCCATCGCGGTCAACGTCGAGCAGGCCACGCGCAAGCGCGTGATGACCCCGCGCCAGCGTGCCACGCAGACCGCCGAGATCAGCCTAGACGCTTTGCTGCGCGGCAACCTCAAAGACCGCATGGAGCTGTATTCCAAGGCGGTGCAAAACGGCATCAAGACCCGCAACGAATGCCGCCAGTTGGAAAACGACCCGCCCCTGCCTGGCGGCGACGTGCTCACCGTTCAAAGCAACCTGCTGCCAATCGAGCTGCTCGGCCGCATCCGCCCCACCCCCACCTCTGGAGCCAGCAATGCTGATTAACAAATCTATCGCGCTGATTGATTGCGATCTGAAGATGGTCGGCGACTCTGGCCGCTTTGAAGGCTACGCGTCCGTCTTCAACGTGAAAGACCTGCAGGGCGATGTCGTCAAGCCCGGCGCCTACAAAGCGTCCCTCGCCAAGTTCGGCATGCCCAAGATGTTCTACGACCATCGCTGGGACATGCCCATCGGCCGTTACGAAGACGCCGACGAACGCGCCAAGGGGTTGTACGTCGTCGGCGAGATGACGCCCGGCCACTCGCGCGCGGCTGACGTGGCTGCCGCCATGCGTCACAAGACGCTGGACGGCCTCTCCGTGGGCGGCTACGTCGGCAAGGGTGACTTCACCGTTGAGAACGACACCCGCTTTATCAACGTGTGGTCCAAACTCATAGAGATCTCGCCCACCACCTTCCCGGCCAACGAGAAGGCCCGCATCACCGGCATCAAGCACGCCGACGCTGATGACCTGGCCGAGGCCATCGCCGACATCGAATCCATCCGAGATCTGGAGCGCCTCCTGCGGGATGCAGGTGGCTTCAGCAAAGGGGCCGCCACCGCGCTGGTGGCCCGCGTCAAAGCCGTGCTCGGCGTCGTGGGGGAGCCCGACGAAGAGAGCGCCGAGGCGAAGCAGCTGCGGCAGCTGCACGAGCGCATCTCTGGCCTGTCGGCCGTCATCCGTACCTGAAAACTGTCCATTGAAAGGGCAATCCATGTTGACTCAGAACCCCAACTTCCGCCTCGCCTTGCGCCTGGCGCTTTGCGCCATCGTCTGCGCGTTGATGTACGCCGGCTGGGCCGGCGGCGCTGACGCGTCTGCGGGCGTTCCGATCGCGCTCGCCAGCGCGGGTGCACTTGACTTCAGCCAGGTCATGAAAGCGCTGGAAGGCGTCGAAACCAAGCTGAAGAATTTTGACGAGAAGGCTGCTGGTGAACTCAAGACGATGGGCGAAGTGTCCAGGGACACCAAGACCGCCGTCGATACCCTGGGCACTGAACAGCGCGTGCTCGCAGATCGTCTGCTCCAGCTCGAACAGAAGGGCTTGCTGCCAAACGGTGGAAAAGAAAAGGCCGACGACAGCTGGGGCGCCCAGTTTGTCAAGGGCTGCACGCAAGAACAGCGCTTGGCCCTGGTTGGCGATTCCGACGGCTCCTCGCGAAAGTCGGTCGGCTACACCGTGAAGAACACCATTACCAACACGGTGGGCAGCACGTTCAGCGACCGCAAGCCCGGCATCGTCGGCGGCGCCTTCCGCCGCTTCACGCTGGAGGCGTTGCTGTCCACGGTGCCTACGAGTGCCAACGCCGTCGACTACGTCCGCGAGAACGTCTTCACCAACAACGCCGCAGAAGCTGCCGAAGGCGCCGTGCTGGCCGAGAGCGCGGTCACCACCACGCCCGTCACCGAGGCCGTCTCCACCATCGGCCACTTCCTGAAGATCAGCAAGCAGCTCGCGGCCGACAACGCCATGCTGGCCGCCTACATCAACCTGCGCCTGCGCTACGGCGTGGACCTGCGCGTTGAGAACCAGATCTGGGCCGGCAACGGTACCGCGCCCAACATGAGCGGCTTCATCAAGGCCGGCAACTTCACCGCCCACGGCTACAGCAATGCCAGCCTGATCGCGGCCGGTGTCACCAACAACCGCTTTGACCTCATCGGCAAGATGATCGGCGACAGCGAGCTGGGCGACTACCCGGCCGATGCCATCGTGCTCAACCCGGCCGACTGGTGGACCATGCGCCTGGCCAAGGACAGCCAGGGCCGCTACATCCTCGGCGACCCGGGCGCCGCCATCGAGCGTGTGCTGTTCGACCGCCCCGTGGTCACCACCGCCGCCTGCACGGCGGGCAACGTCGGTGTCCTGTCGCTCGGCCAGTCCAGCACCTTCTACAACCGTGAAGGGGTGCAGATCGACATGAGCGAGCACGACGGCGACAACTTCCAGCGCCTGCTCATCACGCTGCGTGCAGTGCGCCGCTGCATGCTGGCCGTCGAGCGTCCGGCGGCCGTCCGCTACGGCGCCCTCGTTCCCGCCTGATCGGCCTTCCCGCAACCCAGCAACGGCCCGGCCTCACCGCCGGGCCGCTTGCTTTCTGGGGCTCCCATGCCAAAAGTCGAGTTCATCACCACCGGCCACAGCCACCTCGTCGGCAACTTCTCTGCCGGCGACACCTTCACCGGCGGCGAGGCTGAGTGCAAGCACTTCGTGGATGAAGCCATGTGCGCCAAGTGGGTGAGTGTCCAGACGCCTGGACAAGCCGAAGACGCCGCCAAGGTGCCCGCCGTCCCGGTCAAGACGGTGGCGGCCAAGCGCAGCCGCTGATCGACCCTAACACCCTCGGAGAAAACCGCCATGTCTGTCCAGTTCCTCGCCGCTTGGAACGGCTACGAAGACGACCAAGTCGTCCACAACCTTTCGGGCGCCGAAGAAATACGCCTCATCGGCCTGGGCCTGTGCCGCGCCTACGTTGCTGGGCAGGACGGGCGCTCTCTGGCAGCTGTGATGCAAGACCCCGTCACCGGTGGCCAGTTCGCTGGGCAAGCTGCGGTGTCAGGGTATGGGACAGCAATCACCAACGGGGCGGCCCTGAAGCCGTTTGCTCAAGTGTTGGCCGGCGCGACATCTGCAGAGGTGTACATCACGGCAACCGGCGACAGCCTGATCCAGCTCGGCGGCGACACCGCTAACCAAAGTAGCGACACCCTGGCCGAACGGGACGGTTTCCTGGCGCAGTTGCGCGCGCAGCTCAACGCGCGGCTGGGCACGCCTGACGGCGGGCAGTGGGTTGCTGTGGAGGCTGCACCATCTGACACGCGTGTTGCCAACAACGCCACCGTGCCGATCAACCAGTTCGGCCCGTACAACGCGTATCGCAACAGCAGCAGCACCATCGTTCAGCGCCGCGCCATGGCGCTGCAGGCTACGGGGCAGTCGATCACGTTCACGGTCGTGGGTCGATACCTTGACATCGAAATCTGGGAAAACGCGGGCACCTACGTTGGCACCGCCACATGGACGGTGGACGGCGGCGGCGGCGGCACGATCAACAGCAATGGCGGCGGCGGCGCGACCGACACCTATCGGACCGTGCGGCTTGACCTTGTGACGGATGCCGCTCACGTCGTCGCCATCACCTGGGCCACTGGCAGCGTCATGCTCACCGGGGCGACAGTCACGCGCGGCCGTGGCGTTGTGACCCGTCGCTTCGGCTACGGTGGCAGCAAGGCAAGCGTTTGGACCGCCCTGACGGCAAAGCAACTTCGTACCAGCTTCCAGACCCTAACGACGCACCTGCACATCATCCGGTTCTCGTATAACGACTGGAATAACCAGGTTGCAGACGGCCTCACGCTCGCAGCGTACAAAGGCTATCTTCAAACCCTGATCGATGCTGCGTTGGCAAATACCAGCGTTAAAGCCGTACTTCTGGTCAACGACCCCGAGGCATCGACGGCCGACAACAAGCCGATTCTGTACCGCGCGTTCAGCGATGCCATGCGTGAGTTGGCAACGGGCCGCGTTGCGTTCTATGACGTGGACGCGTCGACAAACAGCGCCTATTCCGCTGGTAACACGGCAGGCTATTACGTGGACTTCGTGCACCGCTCGGGCGCCGGCTATGCGGCGGAGGCCCGAGCGCTCACCGAGGTTCTCACGTCCTCGTCGCTGCTGGTGGCCTGATTCCCACCCCTCCGCGAACACATCCATCCCCTGCCGGTAACCCGACAACCCATGAGTCTCAGCGCCATCGAGCTTGAAGAGCTGCTGCGCCTGGCGCTCAACGCGCTGCGCGGGCATGCGGCGCCGGCGCCGGTGGCTGTGGCGGTGTCGGTCGCCGCTGTTGCGGCTGAGCCAGTTGCCGCTGAGCAGACGCTGACCGAGTGGCTTGTGACGTACCGAACCATCATTGCCCAGCGCGGCTACAACCCACAGACCGTGAGAAACCGCGCGGCGTCGTTGAAGCACATCGAGGAAGTGTGGGGAGTGCGGCCACTGCGGGCTATCAAGCCGCACGAGATCGCGGCCAAGCTCAAGCTGTGTACGCCGCACAAGGCCGGCCGCATCCTGGGTGAGCTGCGTGACGTCTTCGTCGAGGCGATCGCCAACGGCGCGGCCGAGACCAGCCCAGCCGCCCACGTCAAGGCGCCTCGCGCGCCAGGCCTGCGCAAGCGGCTGACGCTTGACGTGTGGCAGTCAATGCTCACGCTGGCCAAGGCCGGGCCTCAACGGTGGGTTGCGGCTATGTTGCTGCTGGCCCTGGCAACCGGTCAGCGTCGGGCTGATTTGGCCAAGATGTGTTTTGACGATGTGGTTGACGGATGTCTGCGCGTTGAGCAGCAGAAGAAAGCCCGCAAGCCCATCGGCGCCCGCGTCGCCATCCCGTTGACGCTGCGCCTGGTGGCCAGCGGCATGACCCTCGGCGAAGTCATCGAACACTGCCGCACAGTGGGTGCACCCGGCCCAACGTTGCTGCGCAAGGTTGGCGGCGGCCGCATCGAGATGTCGTCGCTGTCGGCGCGCTTTCACGAAGGCATCGTCGCCGTGCTGGGCGCCGGTGCCCACAAGCAATTCGAGTGGCCCTCACTGCACGAAGTGCGCAGCCTCAGCGCCAGGACGTACATCGCCGAGGGCATGCCGCCGGCCACGGTCCAGACCCTGCTCGGCCACAAACACGCAGAGATGACCGCGCTCTATCTCGACGACCGAGGGCTCAGCGCGGGCGACTGGAAGACCGTAGCGCCGCACGCCGTTGACGCCTGAAGCCACGCAGCCTTTAGCCACACAAGCCATGCCCACGACCATCTCGCTGACCGGCGCTGAGCCCGTCGACAAGGCCGCCGTCAAGCTCGCCGCGCGTGTCGACACCGACGCGCTCGACGACATGATCGACAGCCTCATCACCTCCGCTCGCGAGCAGGCCGAACACCTCACGGGCCGCACCTACCGGCCCCAGGTGCTGCGCGAGGAGCTGGCCGACTGGCCCGCTGCCACCGACGCCATCGCCGTCTGCCAGGCCACCGCGTGCGCCGTGAGCTACTGGACCGGCAGCGCCTGGAGCGCACCGCTCAACGGCAGCGCGTATGTCTTTGCCGCCGGCGGCATCGGCAGCAACGGCACTGTGCTGGCGCCCGCCACCGGCACCAACTGGCCGACGCTGGGCGCCCGCCCGGTGGGCCCGCGCGTGCGCATCGACCTCACCGCCGGCCCCGCTGCGCCGGCCGACGTGCCCGCGCGCGTCAAGCTCTTTGTCACGGCCAGCGTCGCCGCCTGGCTGGCTACGCCGGAAGCCCAGCGCGTGGGCCAGG